GATTTTATAAGACAAAGATTCCTTTTTATCAGATTATTGATGTTAATAAACAGGAAGAAATGATATTAAATGAAGAAGAATTTCAGAAATTTCTTGAGGAGAACCCCGGTGTATTTGAACGTGGTCTTGTTCAGTTTCAGGAAATTTTGCAGACCCGTATTGCGGTAGTGGCTTCTGTTGGCGAAATCGTACTATATGAATCGGTTCTCAACACTGATATATATCCTATTGTACCATTACCAAATATTTATAGTGGTACTCCCTATCCGAGGTCTGACATATCTAGGGCGAGACCTATGCAAAGGCTATTGAATAAACTCTGGTCATTGGCTTTGTCTCATGCTCAGGCTTCTGCGGGTCTGAAATTAATTGTTCCAATAGGCAGTGTTGATGATATCAGTCAGCTTGAACAGGATTGGTCTAATCCAAATGCTGTCATAGAAGTTGACAGTTCTCAGGGAGAACCCCATTTTCCAGCTCCTACACCACTGGCCGGTGAATTTTACAGGTTGATACAATCCTGTGAATTTTATATAGATTTTACATTTGGTATTCCTGAATTAATGCATGGATTTGCTGAAAAAGCACCAGATACTGTCCGCGGTACAGAAAGAATGTTGGCTCAGGGAGCTGAAAGACCTAAATCAAAGCTGAGGGATATTGAGTTAAGTATCAGGAAGCTTGGTCAGGTTATTTATGGTTTATCGAAAGGGCACTATACATTTAAAAAGATTTTTAGATTAGTTCAGGCCAATAACAATATTAATGAGGTTATGGCTAATTACTATGATGACTACAGCGAGACTGTAATGGATATTCAAAAGGATAGGCACTCCATTGGTCAGCACGATGTCAGCATAGAGCCGGGCTCTACATTACCTACAAGTAAATGGACTGAGTATCAGGTTTACGCAGAAGCGTATCAAATGGGATTAATAGATAGGGTAGAAGTGATTAAGAAGAATCCAGAAATTTTTGATAAAGAGGGTCTCATCAAGAGAATGGGTGAGATTCAACAGTTGCAGTCTCAAGTACAGCAACTTACTGAACAAAATAAAGAATTGCAGGGTGACCTGCAAACAGCGCAGAGAGAGTCTGTATCTGACAGGAAACGGGTAGAAGTTGAGAAATTTAAATCCAAACTTTCCGAGGTGCAGTCTGATGCGAAAGCCGACAGGCGAGTACAATCAAATAAACTCAATAACGCGGTGCAGCTTGAAATGGAAAAATTGAGACCACAAATTGAAGAATTTGGAGAAGGTCTTGGTTCTATTCCTTAAATTTAAGGACATCGTAGGGAGATAATTATGAGTACAATCAATGAAGAAGGTCAAGTATTAGAAGATACTGGTTTAAATCAAGAACTTGAATATGAAAATGTTCCAGTAGCTGATAGTAGTGAAACACATCATGTAGATTGGGAAAATGAAACTAAGAAGTTTCAATCAATGTATGATAGACAGAAGGTTGAAAATGACAAGATGAAACAAGATATAGAATACATGGTGGGTGAAGTTGCTAAAAATCAGAAACAAGCCAATGTCAATAATAGTACGTCTTCGCTACCTGAGGATGAGTTTAATCCTTGGGATGCGTATTATAAACCAGAGTCACCGAGTTTTAAGTTTCGGCGAGAGCAGGAATATCAAGTGGTGAGTCAGGCAATCGGACAACAGAATGCACAAGTGCAGGAACAGATGCTGATTAATAATACGATGAATGATTTAAGGAATACTCATAAAATGACAGAATCAGAGGTTCGTGAATTTATGGAATGGTCAACTGACCCGGGTAGTAGTATGACTCTGGATACATTAGTTGATGTTTTCCAATCACGTAATCAAGACTCTGGTGTACTGCCATCTAATGAACCTGTTCCTGATTCATTTGGCGCGGTAAAAGCCGCAAGAGAGGCTCCCCGTACTGCAGGAGTCCTACAAGGCCAAGAGGCCAATCAACCAAAGTCCGAGAAGGACGCGATGTGGGATGCTGTTGTTAGTGCGGGAAGTAGAAGTGATGTATTATAACATAATATGGAGAAGTAATAATGGCAATTAATCAAGGGGTATTAAAATTTGGAGACCCGGGAGTTGCAACACCTGACTCCGCTAGTCTTAGCACACGTAGGCTATATGACTTTAGCGATAGAGTAGCTGATTTGCAACCAGAAGAGTCACCATTTTTTGTATATCTATCAAAAGTAGCAAAAGTGCCAACTACTGACCCTCAATTTAGATTTCTAGAAGACAGAACTAAAGTTTCATGGACTGATAGAGCTTTTGTACTCAACGGAAGTCATGACATACCAGCTGCTGGGAGCACACTAACATATACTGTTGCTGATGCTGCAACCCCAACGGCCTCTATTGATTGGCTTATTAAAGGTATGGTTTTCGCTGTTGATTATCAAGAAGACTCTTCACCAGAGACTATTATTGTTCGTGTTGAATCTGCTCCTGTTGATACAGGTACTAGTACTACTTTTACAGGTAGAACTATATCTGCTATTGATGGAGCGGAAACTGGTGCGGATGATACAACTTGCCAAGTAATTGGTACGTCTTTTGAGGAAGGTTCTGGGGCTCCTGACGTTTGGTCTGAAGAGCTTGGAAGCGATTATGGGTATACCCAAATCTTTAAAACAGCTTGTGAAATGTCTAATACGGCAAGAGCAACTGTTTATCGTGGTTATACTGATGAATGGCAGAGAATCTGGAATCTCAAATTGAGAGAACATAAGGTTGACATAGAAAGAGCTATGTTATTTGGACAAAGAGCAAGTCAAAGCAGTATCAACTATACAGAAGGTATCGTTGGTCATATTGTTAAGAATGGTACAGCCAGCGTTGCTGACGCAGCTTTATCATATTCATCTGGAGCACCGTATTTTAGAAGTTGTTCCCAGAGTGAGTTAACATATGACAGATTGCTTCAGGATTTTGAGGTTGTTTATGACCCTGCTCGTGGTGGTTCATCTAATAAGCTAGCCTTGGCTGGGTTTAGAGTGATAACGTTCTTTAATAAGTTAGCTGGATTTTCAAAAGTAAATGTAAACATTGGAGCTAATCCAGATACTGCTGAATCTACTAACGCATTTAATTATGATATTCAGAATATCAAAGGTTCATTTGGTCATAGCTTGATGAAAATTGATACTGTGTATGGTAGTATATCAATGATTAAAGAACCTCTGTTTAGAGGATTTTCAACGGGTTATATGGCATTGGTTGATTTAGACCATGTTGCATATAGACCTCTTGTTGGAAATGGTGTGAATAGAGATACCTCAATTCAAACTAACGTACAGGCAGCAGATGAGGATTTACGGAAAGATATGATTCTAACCGAAGCTGGTTTAGAAGTAACTCTTCCTGAAACTCATATGTTGTATAACGTTGAATCATCCTAATATAGGGGGTTATGAATAATGAGAAGTGATTATCTAAATGATAGCAGTGGTGTTAGTAATCTTGACAATAAAGTTGAATTTCTTACAGCTAGTAGAACTGTAACCGCTAATGATAGTGGTAAGGTTTTTGTTCTTAGCGTAGCGGGGGGTCTTACAGTTACACTACCTTCAGCTGCACCGGGATTGAACTATAAGTTTATTGTTGGGACAACTTTTACAACAGCAGGACTAATCAATACTGCAGCTACAGACGAATTGTACGTAGGTACATTGATGCTTGTAGACCCTGCAACAGCAACAGATATGAATGCATTTAGTGCTGACGTATCTAATGATGATACTATTGATTTAGGAACTGCTGGTCAAGGTTGGTTACAAGGTGGTATGTTTAATATAGTTGGTATATCTGATACACGTTGGCACGTGGATGGATTACTAGTTGGAGATGGAACATTAGCAACACCATTTGAATAATCCGAATAAATAAGGATTAACAGTATTTGGGTACTGTGGGAGCTGTCAACAAAAGGCGGCTCCCGAAACCCTCAAAGAATTATGAAAAATTGTATAAATTGTAAATCACCTAATCCAGAACAATGGTTCCATTGCCGGAAATGCGGTAAGAAGTCATCTGAGTCTAAGTTTACTACAAACTTATATATGATGAGTGAGATTGGGAAACGAACTGATATCGAGTTTAGTGCTACAACTGTAGAAGAAGATATCAAAGCAATGAATAGGAGAAATCATGCCAAGAGTTGGTAAGAAACATTATCCTTATACTAAAAAGGGGAAAGCGGCAGCTAAAAGAGCTGCAAAAAAAGCTGGTAAGAAAGTATCCTATAAAAAGAAAAAATCTCGTAGAAGGAAGAAGAAATAATGGCCACTCTTAAAGTAAAGATACAGGAAGATATTATTCTTGATAATCAAGACTATGGTTCTAGGCGAGTATTTGAAATATCGAGTATTGCAAATATAACTAAAAAAATGGTAACTATTGCTGCGGATGATGATGCTACTGTACTAGTTTTTAAATCTACTACAGCTTCATCAGACAGTGCTTTAGACTTACAAAATGTAAAATATATACGTA